TTAGCTGCTTCCCAATTCCATTTACGTTTTGTTAGTACATTAGCTGCGCCGCCACATCCGCTTGCGAATATACAGCATAGCTTACCTCCAAAAGTTGCGATTGCCCATTCCATGCTTGCCTCACTTTTTATGTACCTTTTGAACTTCAAAGCTTGCTTTTTTAGAAGCACCCTTATGGGGAGCGTATCCACCACGAGGATTTTTCATAAGCTTAAAACCTTTACCAGACTTCATCCAGTGAAAACCTTTAGGAGCATCTACTGCTTTTTTCATATCAACCTCTTTTCTTTATACCACGAACATGCTTTTGAGATTTAGGTGGTCTTTTTTTAGAGCCACTGGGTCCAGCCCAAAAAACTTTATTAGCCCAAAAAGCTCCACTTGTTTTTCCCTTGGCAATGTTCTTACCATGTCTAGCCTTAAAAGACTTACGTGCTTCGGGAGAATAATTATGTCCCATTTTCTGATCGCCAAAACGAATAATTTTAATACGACCTTTATCACGCACAGCAACTACAGCTTTTTTAGTAGGATGCTGTGGTGTACGCTTTGGTTTATTTAATCCACTTAACTTATAGCGTTTTAGTTTATTTTTTTCTGAATCAGTTAAAGACATTATTTTTTCCTACAATAAGTGTTCTTATATTTTTCTAGCATATAGTTAGAAAGTGCTGACCAGTACTCATTCCAATTTTTATAATTAATTTCTACTGGACGTTCTATATCCCAGTTTATCCCCACTTCGTGAGGAACATTGTCTATATCAGCTTCCACGAGTTTCTACACCAAACCCTCTACGTGCAGCACGTTTACGTCCTTTAGGTTTATTTTTTCTAGAACCATTTAGACGACCACCTCTGCTCATACCATAAACATCTTCATTCATGTCAAAATCACTTTTACCTTGTCTTCGTCTTTCAGCGGATGCACGTTCTCCTGCTTGTATAATAGAATCAAAACCACGCTCTAGCATGTTCATATCTTTACGTCTATTTTTTTCAGCAAGACTAAACATTTTTTCAGCATCAGGTGATTCAAATGCTTCTGAATATTCATCAATATCTTTTTTAGATAGTGTGCCACCGCCTTTAGGAATACCGCCCATCATATTACCTCCAGCAGTAGGCCGTCTTGATACTGGCGGTTTAGCTCTAGGTGTGGCACCAGAAGTAGGCCGTCTTGATACTGGCGGTTTAGCTCTAGGTGTGGCACCAGAAGTAGATCGTTTAGAAGGAATAAAAACATCAGGACTTGTAGGACGATCTGCTACTCTCCGAACATCAGGACTTGTAAGCCTATCTGCTACTCTGAGAACATCAGGACTTGTAGGCCTATCTGCTACTCTCCGAACATCAGGACTTGTAAGCCTATCTGCTACTCTGAGAACATCAGGACTTTTAGCTGGTCTGTTTGCTACTCTCCGAACATCAGGACTTGTAGGCCTATCTGCTACTCTGAGAACATCAGGACTTTTAGCTGGAACATCCGCGCCACCTATTCTTGTAAGTTGTTTTTGCAATCTGGCAAGTACGCGTTTATTAGGGTTTGACTTACCTCTTTCTTTTGCAATATCTTCTAATAAATTATTTCTTGCTTTTTCTGCTCTACTCATTGCCATTTATTTTCTCCTTACAGCCCCGCCGCCTCGAAGAGCAGCACCACAGCCACGGCCAATACGACCGCCGCGTTTACGAATTTCAAATCCTTGACCACCTTCACCAGCAGTTAGGTTTTTAATTTCTTTTTCACTAATTTTACCACGACCTGTTAAGCCCATTTTTTCAGCTATTTCTGCTCTAGGGGGAGCATACTGTCCAGTAGTAACAACTTTAACTTTACCGCTTTTCATTCTAACAATTTTAGCTTGACCAGTTGTAATAAGCCGTCTAAGCTGCGCCCTTGAATACTGTTTTAACTCAGGGTCTAATTGAGCTTTAGAAAGAAGGTATGTATTAACACCACCTTCAACTTTATTACCAGCACTATCTGTTGTAGATGTACGCCTACCTTCGGGTATTTTTCTTTCAGATTTATTTTCTAATAGTTTTCGTTGTTCAGTAGGAGATAATTTTTTTAACTGTGCTGGAGAAACACCTGCAAGCTTTTCAATTTGTCTGCTCTGTGATTTACTAAATTTATCAGGTTTTTTATCTGAAGGTCTTTGTCCTTTAATTTCTTTAGAAACAGGTTTAGCATCTGCTTTAATCTGGGCTTTAGCTTCTTTTTTGAAAGCATCAACAGACATATCATTAGACTTAGCAGCTTTAGCAATAGCAGCATTAGCAGCTCTACTATTTTTACCTTTACTTGTTAAAGCTTTTACAATAATTCCAGATAGCTTACCTGTAATAGCCATAACTACTCTCCAGCTTTTTCCGTATAAATAACTTTTTGATCCGCAGAATAATCTACAACAGCGTCCTGAATTGGACCCTTAACAGATGGACCTTTACGAGCAGCACCAAATCCCTGACCAGTAGGCTTACCATTAATTGCATCAAGGTCAGGAGGATACTTCAATAAAGTATGCGGTCCTCTTAGATAATTGTTTCTCATTTTTTTCTCCTTCTTCCTTTTGCAGCCATTGCAGCAAATTTTTTAGCACCGTACTTTTTTCTTCCAATGTATGCTGCTAAAGCTTTAGGGTTTCTAGCCCCACGTTTTTTTAGTTTAGAAACTGTTTGTTTAAATCGTTTACCAGAACCAAGCGGCGGTTTCTTTTTCTTTCGACCACCTTTAGTAACTTGCTGTCTAATACTAGAACGACTTGTAGCCATCAGTCATAACATGCAGCTACAAGTTTAGCGCCCTCTTTAGAACCTACAGCGCCACCATTTTTCATATAAACTATGCCGCCTTTTTTATACTTCATTACTTTACCGCCACCCATTTTCTTATTCATGGTTGCAAGAGAACCAGCTTCCATTTTAGACGTACGATTGGCACGCCCTGTTGCACCTCCATCACTAGGAGGAGTAGGTTTAGATTTTGGCTTTGCATTTATTGTATCAAAATCTTTTTTAGTTATTTTGCCGTCATTATCTACATCTAATTTTTTTTGATTGCCTGTAAGAGGGCTACCAACTTTTTTTCCTTCTTTACGATACATTACTTTACCGCCAGCTTTTTTACCATCTTTTAGTTTACCAAGCTTTCTTAAAACACTGGCATACTTACTGTTAGCGCCCTTGGCAACTTCAGCACGTTGTGCAGATTTTGTAAGTGCTTCAAACTGCTGCTGAAGTTTTCTAGTTCCTTTATTGCCTTTTGGAAGAACTCTTTGTTTACCTTGGTCGCCGCTTCCCGCAGGAGGTTTGTTTTTCAGAAAAGCTTTACCCGCTGCATCTGCATTAGGTTTTGTTCCTTTATTTGCTGTTGGTTTTCTGTCTGCCATCCGCTTACTTACTTCTGACATTGGTATAACTTTAGATTTAGGTTTTAGAAGCTTACCTGCTATTTTACGTCCGATTGCTGCGACCATTAGCTTGTCCCCTGTATAATTGTGTTAGGCCCACCAGCAGGACTAGCAGCGATTTCCATATCGTCTTGCCGAGTTCTACGCGCCTGATTACGGAGGGCAGTAATTGCAGTATCATATTGCTGTTGCCAAACTGGGAGAGTAGCCCAATCTTTCATATACATAGTTGCTTCTAAAAGGCAACCATAAAATAAAGCATCATAGCAATATTCACTATAATAGTTAGAAGTTGTCACGCTTGTACCTGTTGCAGAAGCAAGAGCTAGTGGTCGTGACGCTGTTTGTACTACACCTGCCAAGGTAGATGTAGGTGTAGGTACTACAAAAATAGAACCATTTGTTTTACGTGAATAGTATCGGGGAGTTCCCGTAGATGTACCAACAGGCCAATAGTCTGTAGCATACTCATAAGTTCTTTGAAGTAGATTTACTTTTGAGGCAGCGGGTGTAGCAGTTACACTAACGCTTGTTGTATAGTTTACATTACGAATAATTCGTACTCTATCATTAAGAGCAATACTAGTATTAGCTGCTGTAAATGTAATAGCAGTGTACTCATCTAAACCAACATCGTCTAAGTCTTTAGTAAGACGTAGCTCTGTTTTTTCAATCAACTTAGGAATCTGATCCGCAAACTCTGTCGAATCATTTTCAGTTGTATTGATAATGTCGGTTTTTAAATAAGCGTAAGAAGGCATGTTAGCCTACATATAGAGTAATCGTAGGAGTCATAGTGCCAGTGCCTGAGTTGGCAACACTAAGTACGCCATAAACACCTACACCCATATCTCCAATGTACTGGTCATTTGAATCCGTTGCACCCACTCTGTAGCGGATGGCTGTACCCTTTGCAGTCTTGTTAGTAATTTGATTAGAACCAGTAATAACAATTTCACCAGCAAGAGTAGCATATGTATGGATAGCCATAATACGGGTTGTCTGAGGAATAGGACCACCACCGTTTGCTCCAACAGTAAGGTTGCTATCTACGTACCTAAACCCTGTAATAATGGCACCATCACTGCTTACGTTCTGGGCAACTTTAATATTTGTAGCCATATTTATTTCCTTTATTAGAAAAAAGTAGAAAGAGAGAGCAGCATTAAGCTACTCTCCCCTTCTAGCTTAATTAACCAGCACTACCGAACCAGCCACGCCAATCCGAAACACCGAAGCTATAACGCTCACGGGCTTTGAATCGAATGTTGCCAGTGTCGAAGTCAGGTTCCATCTTCGTCTGAAGCGGAGAACGAACAAACATCTTCGTGCCGTTCGGTGCATCCGTCTTGACAAACCACGCATCAGTGTCGGTAAACCGACGATTGATGTAGTAGCCTTCAGGAACCATACCCAAATGACGGGTCGCGTTAATCGCGTTCGTATTCGGGTTGGCATCTGCCGCACTCGTCTGCGTATTTCCAGGAGAGCTGAGAACACGATCTGCAATGGCCCACGAATCAACGGGAACATGCAGCGAGATCGCACTCGCACCAATCAGAATACCGCGATCATCCTTGATCTTCTGAATAGCGGTCAGAGCAGTCTCAAGGGTAGCTTCCGAAAGATCGGCAGCGCCCAGAAGATTGGACTGATTACCATCAGAAATGGTAGGATGAGCAGCAGAGAAGAACGCAGCACCGTCACCAATGGTATCAGTGAAACCATTGTTGTAAAGCGCAGCCGCCTTGACCTGCTTGGTATTTGCCATCGCACGAGCGAGACCGCGCGCACGAAGCTTGGCAAACGTGTCATACAGGTTGTCTTCCATTGCTTCTTCCGTAACTGCGAAAGCAAGAGCAACAGTTTCAGCCGTATAACGGGCAGTGTAACTTTCCTGTGCATCGTCATAGGAAACAGCAGCACCCTCACCCTTGGTCGGCGCAGAGCCAAACCCAGTGAATAGTACTTCTTCCTCAAACGCACGGTCAGAGTTTTCAATTTCATAAAGAGGTTCGTGTTCGTTATTAACCTCTCCATACTCCATTCCAAAAACGGCGTTCAAACCTGGAAGGAGTTCTTTTGCAATACTAGCTCTATTAATAGCCATAATTTAGTCCTCCCTAATTAAGCCGTTGAAGCCGTAGCAGTGACATAACGATCCCGATGGGTGTTAAGCCAAACTTCGACAATTGGATAGGCATCGTTGTTACCTTCGTCAGGAAACTGAGCGCGACCGACAACACGAGCAGCAAGCTCGGTTTCAGCACCAGTAGAAGCAAGCAAGTAGTAGCTGGACTGACCAGTTACCGTGTTGCCTGAACTAGCAGTAGAACTGACCGTCACATTGTAGTTCTTGACAATAGCCGCTTCAGCAGCAGAAAGCGTCAAAGAACACTGAATGTAATAGGTCTGATCTGGATCAGTAATGACAAAGAATTTAATATCCGTAGCAGATATCCCGCCATTCCAGTAACGAGCAAACTTCTGTTCGCCATTTTCAACATACTGGCAACCCATGAAAACGCCCGAAGGCTTTAGGGTAGCAGCAATAAAGGGCGAGATCGTCGCAAAGTTCGCACCTGGAAGTACGACGGGATCGCCTGTGAAAATGTTGTTACTAGGTGATTGCGCCTGACCTGTAGAGGTAAGCGTAATCATATCAGTGACGGCCTCATTATTGTAAGAACCGCCCTTCTTACGAGCAGGGATAAAACCACGAAATGCTTGAGTAGTAGACATGTTTCATCTCCTTGGTTATAAAGACGTTAGCCCTGAAAATTAGGTCTACGTCCTTTTGTTACTGTAGTTTTACTATTGTTGGAAATTGGCATACGAGAATCTGAGCTATTCATTAGCTGTGCATTTACTGCATCCATCATATCATTAGCTTTATTCCGATAGAATTTCCGTTTAGCCGCTACCTTTCCTGCTGGCATCTTTGCCAACGCTAAATCCCCACGACAGACTGTGCCTTGGTAACGACCATCTTCCCTTACGAAGGATGTAATCGACATTTCAGGAACTTCGTCAGGAGTTACGAAAACCCATCCCTCTTGTAGTTTCTTACCTACATTTGAGATGTCATCTGTGCCTTTGATGGAGATGCGTATCCAACGTAAAGCCATTCCTTCAGAATCAAATCGTGCTTGCACATGATCTGGAATATCTAAAGCATTAGGCTCTTCAAAGGTGTATTCTTCTTCCTGAGTGTTGTTCTCTCTAAGTTGACTACTACGTGTTTCATTTCGTGTGTTCATAATATATCTCCGCGCTACTATTTAATGGTAGTATAATCACCGTCAGCCCCATTTACTTTGAGCTTTTCGGCGGCATACTTTTCAAGTGGAATATTCCATTTCTGGGCTAGGCGAATATCTTCTTGAGATAGCTTAACCTTTTTAGAACTGGATGAGGGTGAACGCGATCCCCCCGAAACTACTTGAGCAGGTTTTGACGAAGTTTCCTGCTTACGTTGCACATCTTCCCCAAACTGTTGAGGGAAGGACTGTTTCATGCGGTTACTGATTTCCTGATAAAACTCATTGTCATTAGGATCGTAACCTTCATTTTTTAGTTCAGCATCAATAGCAAGTGCGGCAGCGGTCATAACATTGTTATTTCCAAACCATTCGTTTTCTGACGCCCACTGTTCTGCTTTAGGGTCAGTAGCGGTTGGTCTTGGTGCAACTTGCTGTTGCTGTACGGGCTGCTCTACAGGAGCCGCCTCATAATTACTTTTAGCACTAGAAACATTTTTTAGATCACCCTGTGCATCGTTAAGCATAATCTGAGCTTGAAGGAGCTTTTCCTTTTCACCGTTTTCAAATGCTTCCATGTATGCAGCTTGTGCTAGTTCTAGTTTATCTTTCAACTGCTTTTCAGAAGCATCAAGACTTAGTTTATTAATCTCTTGTACTTCTGAACTTTTTGTTCTGAGGTTAGTTTCTAGTTCCTCATTTTTTTGGATGAGAGACTGAATTTGTTCGTCACGTTCTTTACGCTGACGAATCAACTGGCGAATACGTTTTTGAGCGCCAGAGGTTTCTACGCCTTCTAGTTCTTTTGGCGCTTCGCCTTCTTTTGCTTCTTGGCTGGCTTCTTCTCTTCCTTCTTCTTGAGACGGAGCAGAATCAGCAGCTTGTTCCATATTTTCTTCAGTTTCGATTTCATATTCAACCTTACTTTCTGTCTCGACATTCGGAACTTCTACATCGTTCCACACTTCTTTATCTTCCATTACATTCTCTTTCCCGTTGTTTACGAAACAAACGATTTA